CATTTCTTCATTGATAGAGTTGAATTGAGTTACATCACGAAGCGTAACTGCATTGCCATTATCATATCTAATTAAGCTAAAGAAGTTTGAATCTACATCAGCTTCAGCTGAAGTTTTGACTGCAAGTTGCGGAACCATTTTAAGTCTATCGGCGCCAGGTGCATTTTCGTTTAATGAACCATTTGCGTTGTCATATAATCTTCCATCTTGCAATGCGTTAATAAGTTGCTCTTCAACTACGAAGCCAACTGAAACATCTGTAGGTTGATTATCGTATTTAGAAACAACCAATGTTTGGTCGTCTGTAAATAGGAAGTGTCCTTTTTGGAAAACGATACCAGGTGTCGATTGAACACCAAACGAGTTTCCTACATGAGGAGAAAGAAGAGTGACGTTAATTGTCTCAACGGCTAATTCTGTTAAATCTGTTCTTAACGTAGAACCTTCATAAATGTATTTGTTGATTGTTAACGCTTCACCAGCCGTGAAAACAGCCCTGCCACCAGTTTCGGTGTTTAAGTAATTGACAAAGAATGTGTTTAAGTTTGGCGGACGAGTTTCGAAACCACGAGAAGCTGTAACAATAGATGCCTTAAGTCCTGTTGAGCTTTCGAGTTCGTAAACTACGCTGATGTCTTTAACAACACCACCTTCTGTAAGAGTATCTTCTCCGCCAATATACGATTCAACGTCAAATCCAGTTTTATCTACAAGTTTAACAAATTGAAGGCTATCTAACTCCGTGAAGTTACACCCTTTAATAACACTACCTTCTTGGTAAATGTTATCGCCAAATTGCTCAATTTGATTTTGAAGAATCGTTTGAAGTTGAGTCAGCTCTCTTGCCTGCACGGCATATGCTGGTTTAAACAGAATTTTATAAAACTGTTTCTCGAGATCAAAGTCATCGAAATATGGAGCAATGTTTAAGTCTGTATTAATAGGCATCTATTTTCGTTTCCTTAAAATTCTAAGACCAGTTTATATTCTTCTCGTGAAGTTACGCTTCTTTCTAAAGGAACAAAATCTTCCATGAAGTATACTGTTCCTGATCTTTGAGTATATCTTGATTCAATTACATTGTTGGCTACAGGTGTATTTATCTGTAATGTTTGGCCAGTCTCGTTGATTAATGGCTTAGTGTAATCAAAAGATATATCGTTATTTGATTGATTAGTATAAGGACCGCTATAACTTGTAATAAAAATTGAGTTAGAGCTTGCTTGGACTGCGTGTACTCTACCTTCAAACGTTTTGTTGTTGTTAATGTCTTTTTGACTTACTAACGTATTAACTTCTACTTTGCCATAATCGTTTGTGATAATTTGAATTCTGTTATCAAACACGAGAGGAGAAGCAGTATTTGCGTTATCCGGATCTGCTGCAAACTCTGGGTTTTTAATTAAACCCACGGCAGAGTATGAATTTGATTGCCCAATTTGGTTATTGTCTGATTCTGTAATGTATGCATACATTAGTATATTTCTGCAATGCATTTCATCAATCAAATTAAAGTTATGACCACCAAACGGAGAAAGAACAGGTCTTAAAATAGTTCTAACATCAATAGTGTTTCTATTTGATGGATCAAAGTTAATTTGCGGATCTACTACCGTTGCAGTAACGTTATTATAGTCATTACCTGCTTGCAATACTTCGACGCCCGTTACCCGACCTTCTGTAACAATAGCAACTACTTCACCACCATGACCATCGCCTTCGAGTTTAATAGTTGGAACAATTCTAAAAGAAGAAGATCCAACAATTCCATCTCCAAGAGGATCGCCAATAACTCTAACTTTAGCAATGTCTGACGCTGGGTTTTCATCCCATCTATATGTATCAATTATATAGCTTTTAGATACCTCATTTGCTTTATTCGTGATGTAAATAGTCATCCCAGAATAAAAGTTAGAAGTTTCTGATAAGTTTGCATTTCTAATCAAGAATGTGCCATCATTGTTTGGAGTATTAATAATGATTCCATTTTCAACTGACGGATACCCAAAGTTATCAAAAGCATTTTCTACTATAACGTCACTAATTTGCGAACCAGTAATTTCAACATTTGTATTAGCTACAGGATCAAATCTTTCTGCAACTGGATTAATATCAAACACTTTTTCTAAAGGAATGTAACCAACCGCGTTATATGCTTCAAACTCTTGTTCAGTCAAATAGTACATAAATTTCCAGACATATCCATCTGTTTCCGCGTATATTTGATCTTTAGTTTCAGCATTATAGTTTGGAGGAGAAATTGATGCAGCTCCGTTGTTATTGTCTAAACACTTATAAACTCGATAATCGCCAGAGTCATTATTGTTTGGTCCAACTACCGCATAAAACTTTTTATCTTCCAAGTTTGATTCGTCATCATATTGATCGTACACCGCGTCAGATTGCCAAGGATAATACTTAATCATAAACTTAATATCTTCTGGGTATACTTTTTTACCAAAAACGATATTTTCTTTAAATTGAGTTTTACTATTCAACGAATTTACAGCATTAACGCGCGAAAGCTCATCTATCGTAATAGATGAAACTGCGAAATAGTATTCATTATTAAGAATGTCATCGTAGACTATTCTTATTGTATCATTCTTTAATTTTGTAGTTAATACTTCTGCCATGTCACACCTTGTGCTTTTCTAATATTTATAAACTATTTTAGCCGCGTCTTCTAATACGTGGCCTTGGATACGTTGCGCCAGACGATGGCCTTGGTTTAAAATTTCTTTGTGGAAAAGTAGATCCATTTATAGCTCTTTGATTAATCCACCTTAAATATCTATTTGGTGCTCCTTGGAGACTATTCACATCAGTTGAATCGTCAGTACCAGTATCAAACATTTGATCTATTGAAGCATTGTCAATTAACCATTGTTGAGCTTCAGCCTGTGTAATACTTGGCCAAGATTCTGCTAATAAAGCCAAGACTCCAGCTACTTGAGGTCCTGACATGCTCGTTCCTTGATATTTGTCAAAATTATAACCAGATAATCTTGGATCTGCAATATCACCAGTCCTAGCATGCACGCTACTTTGGATGGCTTCGCCCGCAGCATATATGTCTACTTGATTGCCACAATTAGAAAACGGAGCTTTTTCTTCAGTTGTTCTATTGGACGTTGCACCAACAACAATAGCAGGTGCATAACCTGCGCCTGAACCGGTACCTTTGTTTAGTGCCCATTGTAAATTGAATCCGTTATAAGTCATGTAATATATGTTATTGAAATCTTGATCTGAAGAATTTACGATTTTCCAAGAGTCATTACCAGCAGAAGCAACTACAATAATACCATCATTCATTGCATCTTGTATATCTGCTTCTCGTGAATTAAAATAATTTGGGATGCTTGTTGTAGTAGAAGTAGCATAAAACCCGCGAGAAGTCATTTCGTTCAATGTTAATTCTCTGCCTGGATTAAAATCAACACCTCTATAATTTACTCTGGTTACTCCACCGGTAGTATACACATCACTATAGTTTGATCTAATGGTAGATCCATAGCTATTGTTCGTAATAGTTGGATTTCTTCTACCGGTTTCTGGATTGATTGGTTTACTGTTGTGCCAAGCACGTATGTAGTCCCACATAACGGCACTAGAGAGACTGTTAGGGTTCGTACCGTATGGACTTATATTATAAATGTTAGCATCTCTAGCCCACCCCTGAGTGTTTCCAGCAACAGTTCCTGCGCAGTGACAACCATGATTATTATCTTCGGCATCTATAGAATTAGTGTAAGAACCAGCTCTATCATAAACGTAAGTACCATTAGCACCACCCGTTACAGCATTTGTATGTTGAAACCAATTATATTGAACTACTCTAGATCCGCCAGATCCATCAGGATTAACTGCAAACTCTGGGTGATTAGGATCTATATGTCCATCAACAATTAAAACATCTACATTTTTACCTGATGCGGTGATGGTTAAATTATCTGTTACTAGTGAAGAACCGTTGTCGCCCCAATTAGTTCTATTTGTTTCTTCGGTGTGTCTAAGCAAACCCCAGTTTAAATCACTAGCATCATCAAACCAGCTTTTATCAAATTCACCATTTGTGATAGAATAACCATGTGGCATTGTTGTTAACTCTAAAAGCTCAGCCAAATCAACGCCAACAACTCTATCATCAGCTTTAATTAATTCTACTTCATCTAGTGTTAACATATAATGTGTATTTCTAGAAGTAGGTCTTTTGTTTACTACGTCAACGGCTCTATCTGGAATAAACAAATTGCCACCAGGTGTTTCCATGTCTTCATAAAAAGATTCTAAATCTTCTTTGCTACGAAGAGTAACAATCCATTCCATCAGTTCCATCTTAAGCCTCCAGCTGGAGAACTGTGAGAGTTA